TACATCTGCTTATGTAGGGTTTTATATACGTCTTGTAGATTCAGCTTCATTAGTACGTCATGCTAAGATTACGGCTTATACAAATGCGACAACAGTAACGGCTACATTATCAAGTGCATTATCAAATACAAGTGCTATAACAGATTGGCAAGAGCCAGTATTTTCAAGTATACGTGGATATGCAAGAACAGTTACATTTCACGACCAAAGATTAATATTTGGTGGTAGTCGTGATCTGCCTAACTTTTTATTTATGTCAAAGATTGGAGAGTTTACAAACTTTGATGTAGGCACTGGTGCTGATGATAACTCTATTCAGATACAAATAGCTGAAGCACAGGTATCTGAAATCAAGGCTATGAAATCATTTAGATTCTTAACTATATATACTTCAGAGCAAGAATTATATATTCCTACATCTGAGAATAAGCCTTTAACCCCTTCTACTATAACAGTAAAAAAGCAAACTAGCTTTGGATCAGGTACAGTTCAGCCACAAGAGTTTGATGGTGCAGTTGTATTCTTAACGAAGTCAAAAGGTGCTATTCGTGAGTTTATATTTTCTGATATATCACAAGCTTACAACTCGGATTCAATAACACTATTATCAGAACATATTATCGGCACACCAATAGCTATTGAAGCTCAACGTGAATCTTCAGACCAAATGGAAGGTTATCTATACTTACTGAACTCAGATGGTCATATGCCCGTATTTATGTCTATTAGAAAAGAGAAAGTACAAGGCTGGGTTAGATACGATACCACTGGTAACTTTAAGAATATAACCAATGTAAACAGACAGATATATGCAGTTGTAGAACGTACAATTAATAGTGCTACAGTTACTAGTCTAGAGTTGTTCCAGAATAGCTATTACACCGATATGGCATCTCAGCAAACTGCAAGTGCAACGGCTACATGGACTGTTGCTCATTTACCAAATACACAAGTCCAAGTTAGATCAGGTAATTATTCCCTGGGAACATTTACTACAAATGGCAGTGGTCAGCTTACATTAGATCAAGCCGTTACTTCAGTTGAAATAGGTTTGGCTTATACGCCTGAGATAACCACCCTACCCCCTGAGATGCAATTACCAGATGGTGTAAGTGTAGGTCAGAAACGTAGAATAGTAAGAGCCGTCCTTGATTTAGTATCGACACTTAATGTGAAAGCTGGAGGTACAAGAATTCTGTTAAGAAATGTAACAGATGATTTTTCACAAGAACCAACTGCTTTGACACAAAGAAAAGAGGTGTATCTGCTGGGTTGGTCCAAGGAAGGCAGAGTAACGATAACACAAGAGGAGCCATTACCGATGACGTTAAACGGTATATTATTAGAGGTAGAAGTCTAATGGGTGCAGGTGGATATTTAATGGCTGGTGCTATGTCTTTAGCTGCAGCAAGACAACAACAAGGTGCATATGCAAATGATGCTCAAGCATCTTATGAACAAGCTCAAAATGCTGCAATACAAGCCGATCAGGAAGCTATAAACAGAACGGCACAGTTAAGAGAACAACTTGCCTCTATATCAGCATCAAGTGCTGGAGGTGGTGTTTCTGTCGGTGCTGGTGGTTCAATGGCTAATATCAGACGACGTGAAACTAGAGTGGCAAATAATGATGTTAGTGCCATTAAGTACATGGGTACATCAAAGCAAAGACAATTTAAGTTACAAGGCGATGGTAAAAAGAAACAAGGTAAAGCTGCAATGTATTCAGGTTATGCAAATGCAGCTTCATCAGGCACTAAAGCTTACTACGCAACATAAGGAAGTTAAATGGCTATAAAAAGAACCATAGGTAGAAGTAAATTTGTCCAACCAACTGGTATTGCCGTTGATAGTGGTGGACAAGCTATGGCACAAGCTAGTCAAAACATAGCCAATGCTATTACAAACATTACTGAAACAGTAGATAAAAACCAATTAGATACGGCATTATTAGAAGCTGAAAAGCAAGGACTACATGTTGGGAGCGTTTCTAATGAAGACGGTAGTCCAAAACCATTGGATTTGATGACACTTAACTCATCTTTTAATCCTGATATGTTTAATAAGTCTAATCAAAGAAAGGCAAAAGAAAGATTTAAACAACATGCTATAAATGCTTTTGGCTTAAACGTACAAAATCATATTGGAGATTATGCAAATGATACTTTAGAGCAACACAGAGGATCATATGAAAATGGGAAAACTATAGTTGAATCTACTTTAACTTCATATGTAAATGACTGGAAAAGCAAAGTTGCACCTGAAGTATGGAATGAACTACAACCATCAGTAAATAGGATTGTAGGTAGTGCGACAAGAAAAGCTTCTGCAATACATATACAAAATCTTAAAACACAAGCATTAGTTTCAGCAAATAAAGGTCTTATTGGTTTAGCAGACAGAAGAAGTAGTTTTATAGTTGAATCAAATATAGACGACGATGCTGGAGATGGTGCATCAACTAATGAGTTGTTTGCAAAAGAAGAAAAGAAAATCTTTGACATAATTAGAGCTAACTCAAATACAGCTACTGATGCTGAAAAAACAATTAGTGCATATAAAAATTCACTTCAAGTAAATGTAGTAGAAAAATCAGTAACGTCAGCTCACATTGCTAAAGTTCCTCATAGTGAAATATTATCAATGATTAATGATATAGCAGACAACAATGATGACCCTACAATTAACTCTGATGCTATTAGGCAAGCTGGTGAACAAAAGGCTAAAGAGCTTTTCAATATTGTTATTAAGAAAAAGCAAGAAGATAGAGAAGCTTCATTAGATTTATATGAAGACGTACTAAATAAAATAGTGACTGGTGATTTAACAAATATGCCTACGTTATTAGAAATACAAGCACTTGGTATGGATAAAAATCATGAAACAAACGCAATACAAGTTCTTAATGGAAGAACAGTTAATTTAACCAACAAAGTTAATAAAGCCAATAAAGATACTAATTTATTATTGTTAGATGAAATAGCTAACTCAACTCCAAATCAAAAAGAAATTGCTACTGCACAACTTATGCAAAGAATCAAAGAAGGTAAAGTAGGAACGGCAGAACTTATTGCTTTTAGAAAAGTATGGCAAGCACGATATAGCCTTGAAGAAACAGACAGAATAGACACTAACTTTGCACCTTATTTTGCTGAGTTAGAAATCTCATCAAGTTATGCTAACCCACCAAGTTATTTTTATAATAATATAGATAAGTTAAAAAAACTTAATGTTATTGGTGTAAAAATGCCAGGTGGTACGGCTAAACCCAAAATGACAGTTCAGCAATATATTAATAAAGTAGATGCTTATGCTAGAAGATATAATGTTGAAACTGAGAATAGATACAAAGCTATAGAGATAAAAGACAACCACACAAAAGGTGGCTTTGTTGGTGGTCAAGACGTAATAAAACAATTAGAGCTTACTAAAAGCGTTCCTAAAACTATAAGAATTAATGGTGTAAATCAGCCTATAAATATTTTATCTAATGATAAAGATGTAGCAAATGCAAGCCTAGTTAAAGCCGTTAGATTTACAACTGACTATAATACTTTGCACCCTTCTTTAGTAGAGGTTTTTAATCAAATAGGAAACATCAACGATGATGAAATGTTTACTAAGGTTACAATGGCTTATGCAATGTTGTCAGAAAGTTTTAGAGTTAATAACAAGGTTGATGGTAAAATTGGTTTAGTATTAGAAGCTTCTAATATAAATGATTATGCCATTAGTAATGCTAGATCATTTGGTATGGATTTGACAAACAAAATAGCTATACCAAAACCTGAATCAAAACAAAGGATTATATCTAAGTTTGCACCTAATGGTGAAACTGAATATCAAGTATTTGAAAAGGCCTTTAAATCATTTACAAATCAAGATTATATCACAGATTTAATTTTAGCTAACACTCAACTGGGTAATTTATTTTCAGTAATTGATCCCAGCATAAAACTTAACTATGAAAAAACATCTGAAATGAGACAGTTAATTAATGATTACCAAAAACAAAATGGTATGGATAATCTGACAGATGTCATCATGGACGACCCAAGAATGATGACTATGATGAACGATATGTTTTGGGCATACGCATCTAGTGGAGAAGTCACTCCTGATAATAAAGGCATGAACTATGCTATGGGTAAAGTTTTAACAAAATTATTTTCACAAATTGGTATTATGGAAAGCAAAAGTGAAAATGGTAGTACAGTTAAAAGATGGACATTTAATCCTCCTTTAAAACAATTTGAAAGCACAATGCCTACAACACAAACAGATGATGGTGTTTCAGAAGGTTTACCCATACAGCTTAAAAGTGAAGATTTATATAAATATATTCATTATAGCATTAATGGTCAGCCTAATATGTGGAATAGAAATGATGGCTTTAAAGAAGGTCATGAAAAAATGGATTATGAAATTGTACCTAATGAGAACTATGGCAAAACACCTTCATATACAATTTATATAAGAAATGGATATGGTGGTAAGCAAGAAGTTTACAATAATTTTAGATTTGACTGGGCAACATCTCCACAAAACGAAGCTTACAAAAATGCTATTAATACAATAGAAGATAATGATTTTAGAAAATGGGTCTATGGTTTACCAGGAATGAAGGCTCAACAAGTTAGAGCTATTTATAATAGATGGAATTCTAATATGAGTCCTGACTCTATTATTATGGACTTACAAACTTTATATAATCAAGCACAAGCTATACTTCCTTTAGATAAACAAACTCCAATTAACCTTACTCAATATGATGCTGCAAAGAAAAATGCTTTTCTTAAAACCTTAGGATTAGACTTTAGCTTATGGTTAGAAAAATAATGAAAGACTATTTAAAATCTGACTTTATAAAAGACATGAATGAGCCAACGTCTAACAAAAACGTAATGCCTTTTGCAGAAGAATTATTATTTCCAGAAGCACATAGTCCTCATATACCAACTAGTCAAGAAGTTTGGGGAGCATCATTTAGGCAATATGCACCTTATGAATCTTTTAAAAGAGCTATGTTTGACCCTGAATATGAAGAAGAAGAAGGTTATGATTATACAACTGATCCACAACTTAAAAATTATGAAGGTAGTGCTTGGCGTTTTTTAAATAGTGGTAGTCGTGCAGAAACTGCACAAAGAATTAAAAATTTAGATGTAGATTTAGAAGATCAAAATACTTTAGCAAAAACAGAACAATGGGTTCCACAAGTAGTTTCTTCTTTAACTACTCCTACTATTTTGGCTCCATTAGCACCATTAAAAGTATTAAGGTCATCTAGATTAGGTAAACGATTTACTGGTGGTGCATTATTTACATCAGCACTAATAGCACCTGAAGAATTAATGATGGCTAATGAAATAGAAAATAGAACACTAGGTCAGTCAGCCGTTGTTTTAACTGGAGCTGGTTTAATTGGTGGAGCATTAACAGGTATATTAGGCAAATATAGTAATCGTATTTATTATGATAGTGGTAAAGGTGGCGTATTGTGGAGTGAGTCTGTTGACCCAGCAAAAACTGTTAAAACACAAACCAAGTCAAAACCTTTTAATCCAGTTAAAGATGTAACTACAAACACATGGAAACCAGTTGGAGCTAACGTAAGTCCTGAAAGACAAAGACAATCTATGTGGCAATCAATGGACGGAGATGCTTTAAAAGAAACTGGTGTTGGGTTAGAGAAATTACCTTGGAATCCAGTAACAAGATTAACACAAAGTCCTAATCCTATAGTTCGTAAAGTAGTAAGCCAAATGGTTGATTTTGGTGGAATGATACAAAAGAAAGTAGCTGACAATGAAGCTATGACACAATCATTAGAAACTACTTTCAGAACTACATACACACCTAGTCTTGTAAATGTTATGAGAATGATGGACGAACAATATCTAGGTTACAGAAACATTTTAGCTAAAGACGGAGATATTGGCAGATCATTGCAAATGCTCAAACTAAAAGGTAAAGATTTTCTTAATAAAACCAATGGGTTAACGGAATATCAGTTTAGAGAAAGAGTTTCTAATGCATTAAGAAACAATGGAGACGAAATAATAGATGGTGCTACTACATATGTTAATAGTGCAGCTTCTAAGGCTAGAGAACATTTAGACGTCATTAAAAAGCAAGCTACAGAAGTAAAGTTGTTTGAAAGAGGTTTACAAAAACAAATTAAAAGTCTTGAGATTAAAATAGCCAAAGCCAAAGGTGAAACTAAAGTTGCCTTGCAAGCACAGTTAGTAAATGCTCAAAGAAATCTAGCTAAGATACAAGCTAATGGTGTCAATGTTAATACGGCTGATGGGTTTTTACCCAGGATATGGCGTGTTGATAAAATCATGGAAAACTCTGAAGCATTTATTGGTATAGTTAAAAATTGGTCAAGAAACCAATATGGTTTGACAGAAGCACAAGCCAATAAATTTGCAAATGAAATGATAGATCAAGTTACAAGAAGTAAACCTTATTATAACTTAGATGAAGGTTTAGACAGTGTTGATTGGATAACACAAGCATCATCTACAAAAGCAAGAACATTTGAGATACCAGACAGACTAGTTGTAGAGTTTTTAGAAAATGATGTTGAATCTATTTTAAGACATCATACAACGACAATGGGTATGGACATTGAGCTGACAAGAGCTTTTGGTGACGTATCAATGGCAAATGTCATTAAACAAGTCACAGATGAATATGAATTGCTAATAAAACAAGCCCCCACTACTGCTGAGAGGCAAACATTAGCTAAACAATTACAAGATGATTTACGAGATATAAGAGGTTTAAGAGATAGGTTGAGAGGAACTTATGGAGCTTCTAAAGACCCACATGCTTTATCTAGCCGTGCTATCAGAACATTTAAGTCATTTAATATATTAGTAGGCATGGGAAGTGCCGTAGTTAGTTCTGTTCCTGATGTAGCAAGATCGGTAATGGTTGAAGGTTTTAAGCAAGTTAATGATAAAGGTTTAAAACATTTTTTTAAAAATGCACGAACAACAATAAAACAATTATCTAAAAAAGAATTAAATCAAGCTGGTATATCAGCAGATGCCTATTTAGGATTACGATCTGCACAGTTTACTGATGTTGGAGATATGTTTGGCAGTCGATTTGCTTGGGAAAGAAACATGAACCAAAGTGTAGGTGTTTTCTTTATGCTGAATGGTCTTAACTATTGGAATCAGTTTATGAAAGAGTTTGCTGGTAATGTAAGTATGCTTCGCATGACAGAAAATATTATGAAAGATTGGAATGCTATATCTACAAGAGACCAAGAAAAGTTTCTAGCAAATGGTATAGATCAGCAAATGCATTCACGAATGAGATTGCAAATGAACCAACACGCAAAACAAGAAGATGGCGAATGGTTACCTGAAACCGATTTATGGACAGATGGTAATGCTAGATTAAGTTTTAGAAATGCTCTTAATCAAACAGTTGAAAGAACTATTATAACCCCAGGAGCTGGTGACAGAGCTTTATGGACATCTACAGAACTTGGGTCAATGATGACTCAGTTTAAAGGTTATGGTCAAGGCTCAATGGTACGTTTGCTAACTGCTGGTATGCAAGAAAAAGATGCTGCTTTTTGGCAAGGTGCATTAATGCTTGTAGGATTAGCTGCAATAGTTAATGAAATTAAAAATGTTCAGTATGGTATTGATGACAGTAAAGATACTTACAATGATAAACTAATAAATGCAGTAGATCGAAGTGGTATGCTTGGTTGGTTTACAGATGTTAACAACAGTTTAGAAAAAATATCAGATTATAAATTAGGCATGAGACCAATGTTTGGTAGTGCAACAGAAAAGCCAATACCTAGTGGAGCAAAGTTTGGTGCTATTTTTGGTCCTACTGCAAGCAATTTGTCTACTGGTGGAGCAGTTGCAAGTGACATTATAAGAATGGAAGCAGATCATAACACGGCAAAGTCTGCACGTTTTATAACTCCTGGGGGAAACTTGTTTTGGGCAGACCCTATAATGGACGGGATTTTTAATAGTGATGTGAATTAACAAGAAGGTGCAATATGAGTAAAGGTATATATTATGGCTACTATTTCTATTGCAGACAACGATGCACGAATACAACACGATATAGGCTCTAGTGGTAACACTGCTGGAGTTACACCCTTCCCTATTGATTTTCCATTTTTTAATCTTGATGATATTGATGTAACCATTACAAATAGTTCAGGTGTTGATACTGTTATATCTAGAGGAACAGGAGCAAACACTTTTTCTGTATCAGGCACTGCCGTAGATGATGGTTTCTCTGGTGGTAATGTAATATTAAATACTCAATATACTAGTTCCACAGTTACAATATCTAGAGATATAGAAATATCACGAACAAGTGACTTTGCTACATCGGGACCTTTTAACATATCAAGTTTAAATACTGATTTAGATAAAATCTATGCAGTCATGCAACAACTTGAAACTAACAATGCAAGAGCATTAAGTCTGCCAACTACTGATACGTTAACGTCAATAACATTACCAACAAACACATCTCGTAGAGGTAAGTATTTGGCTTTTAATGCTTCAACTGGTGATGCTGAAGTTGGAGGTAGTGTAGCTGATACGGGTACAGTTGCAACAATATCAGCTAATATTACTACAGTAGCAAGTATACAAGCTGACGTTACAACAGTTGCTCATCTACAAGATGGTACAACGGCAACAAATGCTATTAGTACACTAGCTACTAAGGCAGGCGATATTACTACAGTAGCTGGTCAAGTTACTAACATGAATAACATAACAAGTAATTTATCAGCCGTACAAAATGCTAGTGCCAATGCTACACTTGCAGAGAATTATGCAGTCAAGGTTGATGGTGCAGTTGAGTCCTCAAAGTATTCATCTAAAGCATGGGCGATTGGTGGTACTGGTGTAACAGATACAGCAGGGTCAGGTTCAGCAAAGTCTTGGGCAGTTGAAGCAGATGCAGTAGATGGCACAGAACATTCAGCAAAATCATACGCTATAAGTGGTAGTGCAATATCAGCAGGATCTGCAAAACAATGGGCGTTAGGTGGTGGATCAGGGTTTACAACATCAACGGCTGTATCAGGTGGATTATATTCAGCTAAGTATTATGCCGAACAAGCACAAGCTTCAAAGACAGAGTTCTCTAACGTATACCAAGGAGCATTATCTTCTGATCCATCAGGGGGAACTGTATCAGCAGGCGATTTATATTTTAATACAAGCACAACAAAACTGAAATATTACAATGGCTCAAGTTGGGCAAACATAGAAGCTACAGATACAAGTTCTTTTGCAAGTAATGGATTTGCAGTGGCAATGGCTATAGCTTTATAGGAGTAGAATATGGCACAAAATTTTAAACAAATAAAAATGAGGAACATTGGTACTAGTGCCACAGACATTCCTGATGGAGCAAACTTTCCTAGTGGTTTCCATACTCTGATAGGCTTAAACTTAGCTAACACAACAGCCAACGCCATAACAGTTTCTGTATATATAACGAACACAAATAATTATTACATAATTAAAAATATGACAATTCCAAGTGGATCAGCTTTTACACATGATTCAAAGATTGTTTTGTTAAGTGGCGATAGGTTGTTCTTTGTAAGTGATACAGCAACATCATTAGACGTTATTGCAAGTTATGTAGAAAACATTAGTACATAGGATTTGATATGCCTTTTATTGGAAACACACCTGACGTAAACTTCACAAGCTTTGCAAAGCAAGACTTAACTGGTGTTACTGGTAGCCCTGCTAAAAGAGGATATACCCTAACTCATGCAGTAGCCAATGCCAATGAGATTGAAGTCTTTGTTAACAACGTAAGACAAGAGCCAACAGAATCTTATACAGTTAATGGTACTGGATTGACTATGACTGGTGATGTTGAAACTTCAGATGACTTTTACATTATCTACTTAGGCAAAGCTATTCAAACAACTGTTCCACCTGATGGCTCAGTCAGCACAGCCAAGATAGCAGATGATGCA